CTTAGCACAAGCACATTACAGAATTAAAGTGTTAGAAGAGAAGGTTAAAGTTGCTTTTGAATTGATTAATAAGCTTACAGATAAAAAATAGAGAGAGAATTTCATGAAAAAATCGTTAATATTAATGGCAATATTTGCTTGGTTTACTGCTGCACCAGCATCAGAATTGACATTCGATTTTGATAGCCCATCATTTTCAGGTAATGGAAAATCATCACACTATCTTACAATTGAAAATATCGAAAAGACTAGAAAAGATGCTATCGATGCACAAATAAAAGCAGATGCAGAAAAATTAAAAACAGAAGCAAAGAATACAGCGATTGCTAAATTTAAAGCTAATGTTGAGGCAAGATTTTATACAGCTCTTGCAAAACAAATTACAGACAATGTATTTGGTACAGATGGTCTACAACAAGACTCTGGTACATTTACATCACCAGTAGGTGGCGAAACTGTTGTATGGACAACGCCATCAGGTACAGGTAATGTAGTTGTTACGGTTACAGAAGAAGATGGTACTGTTACAACATTTACAATGCCTAAAGAGGATAATTCATAATGTTAAAAACAGTAGGAATTTTATTACTAGCATTTTTATTGGCTAGTTGTGCTGGAAGACCAGATTTTGATGTAAGAACACAAACGGTATCTTATAAAGATTTGGTTAAAGTAGATGCACCAAAAGGTGATCCAATTATAATTGCAGTCTATGACTTCAATGATATGACAGGTCAAAAGAAACCAAGTGATAGTATTGCATCAATGAGTACAGCAGTAACGCAAGGGTCTTATCAGATTCTAATTAAAGCTTTACAAGATGCAGGTAATGGTAAATGGTTTAGAGTAGTAGAAAGAGCAAGTTTACCAAGTCTATTACAAGAAAGAAAATTAATTAGGTCTACAAGACAACAAGTAAATGGTGAAGGTGCTGAACCTTTACCACCTTTACTATTCGCAGGTGCATATATCACAGGTGGAATAGTAGGATATGATAGTAACACTAAGACAGGTGGTCTAGGTGCTAGAGTATTAGGAATACAAGCACATAAACAATGGCGACAAGATGTTATTACTATTGTTTTAAGATTAGTTAATGTACAAACAGGTGAAGTAGTTATAACAACTACTGTTGAAAAAACTATTATATCAGCAGAGACAGGTGGCGATGTATTTAAGTATTTTGATACTGATACAATGTTAGTAGAGATTGAAGCAGGTGTGGCAAGAAACGAACCCGTTACTTTTGCAGTAAGAAAAGCAATAGAAAAGGGTGTGTTAGATTTAATAAACGAAGGTGCTAAAAAGAAACTATGGGAATTTGAGCCTGTTAAAGAAGATATAATGCTAGATGTTAGCGAATTAGACGAAAAGGTTGAAAAGAAAAACTCAATCAAAATAGTTGAAGAAGAAAAAGTAGAAAAAACTTACGAAGAATATCTTTTACAAAAAGAAATGATGAAAGATGCTCGTAAGAAAAAGATTCAAGAAGAACTAAAAGCAGAGCAAGAAAAGAAAATAGAAGAGGAGAAGTCAGATGAAAAAAATAGTAATGTTGATGGTGATTCTTCTAGCGACAATAACTAATTGTTTTGCTGGTAATGCAGTATTCATTCAACAAGATAACCAAGACGCATCAGGTTCCATTTATATAAAACAAGATGGTACTAACAATGTTGTTGGTGTATCTACATCCAAACCATTTAAAGTAGATGGTGCTAATCTTACTCTTATCATTAAACAAATAGGTAATTTAAATCTTAATAAAGATGAAGACCATCAGACTTTCTATGGCTCTAATATGACTTTTGATTATATTGCCACAGGTAGTTCAAATACATTAAGAATAGATTTAGATGATACAGACGCAGATGGTCATTATTATGATATTGATATTACAGGTGATAGTAATATTTTTGAAATAACAAGTTCGCCTGGTGATGATGTACAAGATACTCACATAGACTTAGATATAAGAGGAGACTCAAATGATTTTTGGGCATATGTTAGAGGTGACTCACACTTCTTATATGTTCTTATGTCAGGTGATTCAAATGATGTAGAGTTTTATGGTGCAACTAACTCAACTGGTATGGTTGGTTCTAGTAAAGCAAATGTAATGATAGGTCCTAATGTAGAAGGTCATGGACAATTCGCAGATACAAGTGGTGACGAAGGTGCTACAATTGATGTTTATATAGTTGGTAGTTCAAATACAGTACATATGGCTTCTTGGGGTGTAAATAATTATCAAGTACACGATGTCATAGGTGATTCAAATATTTTAGATGTTCACCCCGATGCTGTTGGATCACATGTTAGAATGATACAATACGGTGATAATAATTATATGAAAACGGTTACAAGTGGTAACAATAATGTTTACAGATATTATGGAAATGGTGGTAACAATAGAGCTGAAGTTTTTATCTATACTTCAAGTTCAACAGTAGAATTAAAACAATTAAATGGCTCTAACACAGCACACTTAACAGTAAGTGGTGATTCAATTTATGATTATACTTTATTAGTAGATCAAGACGGATCAGATACTTGTACATATTCATACAATAGAAACAATCAAACAGAAGACACAACCGTTCAACTAACTAACTCAGGTTGTTAAAATGAAAAAACTATTTCTCTTAGTATCTTTTCTGATACTTTTTTGTACTAGCGCTATTGCTCAACAAGTAGGTACCATTGTAGGACAAATGGGTACTACTTGGAATGAGAGAAATGGTCAAATTGAAAATACCTCAATGGGTTATCAGTTGCAAATGAATGACTTTCTTCAAACTGGTGAAGATGGTGGTATGATTATATCTTATGTTGACAATACTAAATTTACGATGGGTCCAAATGGAGAGTTGACTATTGATGAGTTTGCTTTTGATACATCGGTAGTACCAATAGAATTAGCCATGGCTGTAACAGTTAATGTAGGATCATTTACATATGAATCAGGTAATGTATCTAACTTAGGTGGTACAGTAAATATAAATGCTGGGAATGCCACAATTACAGTACAAGGTACAGCCTTTTCAGGCACAGTAGAAACTTCAGGTAAAACTACAATTACATTATTACCAGATAGTAATGGTGCAGTTGGTCAAGTAACTGTATCTAATGATGCAGGGTCTCAAACAATTACAAATGCGTATAACTCAGTAACAGTTTTATCAAATGATTTAGCACCAACACCTCCTAAAATAGAAACTAATAAAGCAAACATTATTGAGTTAAATGAATTTGAAGAAGAAATAAAAGAAGATACATCTAAGTCTTTTGGTGATACAAATAAGAAATCTGAAATGTCTAAAGAAGAATCTAAAGCTCAAGATATGGAAGAGGCATTAATTAATGAAGATGTATCTATACAAGAAGATAGTAATGCTATTGTTCAAACTGATATGTCAGTTGGTGAATCAGATGCAATAGTAGAAACTAAATCAAAAGAAGAAAAACAATTAGACACGGCCGCAGTAGAATCAGAAGTTGATACATCTTATTACGATCAATGGGAAGAAGATTTAAAAGAATGGGATATCATAGATGAAAATAATGAAATATCAGTATGGGATGCTGATGGTGAAAAGAAAATGGATTGGGATGATGCAAAACAAATGTATGCTGAAATGGATCAAGCATACTTTGATGCCATTGGTTGTTCAGATTGTACTTGGGATACTATCAATTGGGATGAGGTAAATTGGGATGATGTTGATTGGGATGCTTATGATAAAGCATATAACGAAACTTTAGAGAAGTATGGTCTATCATCTTGGAATGTAGAAACAGAAACAGTTGATGTAGTTGAAGATACAAAAGAAGAAACAGAAGCAGGTGTAGAAGGTTATACTTGGGAAGACTTTGCAATGGATGACGCATATTATAGTAATGCAGAATACATTAACAACGGTGGCCCACCTAAATTAACAAAAGAAAATTATTGTATCTATAATGATTATGATTTATCTTGGTGTAATCAGGAATATTTAGATTGGGTAAATGAATGGTATAAAGATGATTGGGATTTAAAAGTAACTTACGATAGTTGGAATAAGAAATCTAAAAAATTATTTGGTAAATTATACGGATGGTGTGGTACATATCCTAATTGGGAAATGTGCCCAGATCAACCTAAGCCTTGGAAAATAAAAGATTTGAAAAAGAAATATATTGCTGATTGGACTTGGGATGATTGGGATATTTATTGGCAGGCTGTAAATGATTGGTATTATGCAGGTTGGGAACAAGAACAAGAAGAGGAATCTTGGGAAGACGAATATACTTACGAAGATGATTATGACATAGACGCAGAATTAGAACAATGGTTAGCAGATATAGATAATCAATGGGATTGTGAATGGTATGGTTACTATTGGGATAAATCAAATAGTTCTTGTGGTACTGAGTGGGTAGATAATTCAGCGGTTGAAACTACTGTAACTGCTAGTGGTGAAGTTTTAAATTATGTTACAGGTGATGTAACTCAAACTTTAACTACAACAGATGGTGTTACAGGTGCTACATCATCAACAACCTCAACAGGTAGAGTATCAACATTAAATAATGACCACGATGCCACGGCAAGTACAAGTGGTGATTATACTATATTAGATAGAGATAATGATAGTCATAGAGCATATGTTAAAACTGAAACTAATAATGAAGCAGACATACAAATAATACAAGACATAGAAGCACAAAACCATAAGATAGGTAGTCAAGTGCTTAAGAATGAAATCACTATTATTCAAACAGACTAAATATTAATATGACTAAATTTACATCCACTTGGGCTGTGGTTGTAAGTGTGATTATATTATTGTGCCTAAAATTTTATAATCCCTTACCTCTTCAAACCCTACAATTAAAAACTTTTGATTTATACCAAACACTTGGTAATAATTACGAGTCTAAAAGTATTGTATTGTTAGATATATCAGATGAGGCATTAAAGAAACAAGGTCAATGGCCTTGGAAAAGAGATATAATAGGTCGTACTATAATTAATGCATATAAGAATGGAGCTGCTTTAGTATTTCTTAATGTAGTATTTGTTCATAAAGATAGACTTGGTGGTGATGAAATGTTTTTGAAGATGATTTCAAAATACCCTGTCATCTTAACTGAAACTAAAGATGCAAAAAATTTAACTAGTATAAAAAGAAAAGCACTCGCAGTAGGTGATGTTTTAGTTCCTATTGATGTTGATGGCACAATTAGAAAACTTCCTTTAAAAAACTCTGTACCTGAAACAATATTAAAAGTAATAAAATTTCCTATACCTAATCAAGATAAAATATGGATTGATTTTAGACATCATATTCCTAGAGTAGATTATACGGATAAAGATTGGTCATCTATGAAAGGTAAGATAGTATTCATAGGTACTACATTTAAAGGCTCTACTTTTGTTCTCACACCTAACGGATTAAAAAATACACATGAAATTATGGCAATGTCAACTGAG